CGGTATCAAATTGGTATTCGAATGTGACACACTGGATGACAAAAACTGGTGCATGGACTTTGGCGGACTCAAAGAGTTCAAGGCCTGGGCAGACTATATGTTTGACCATACCTTAGTAGTTGCACGAGATGATCCGCACCTAGCGTTTTTTAAACAGATGTCCAACATGGGTCTGCCATTAGACAGTGGCACAGGTGCAGTACAGTCTGTGAAACCACATGAACGCGAAGCTGTCTGTGATTTACGGATTGTAGAAGGTGTTGGCTGCGAAATGTTTGCAAAAATGTGCTACGACAAAATGTCCGAACTGATTGCCAGCGGTACCATGCGTTATCCTATTAATCCCACTGTGCGTATCAAAAGCGCAGAAGTATTTGAACACGCAGGCAACAGTGCTATCTACGAAGGGTAACTACTGTGACTAAACTTAAAATTTACAACATAGGTGGCGAAACAATCAAAGACAATGAAACTTATGTTTTAAAAGACAATAAAACTCTAAATAACTTAGTAGTAAGTTCAACCGAACTGCACGGCTTACAGAGCACCAGAGGACATCGCCATGAGGGACAGGAAGAAGTTTATTATTTTGTAAGTGGCACGGGAGAAATGGAGTTAGACGATGAAAAATTTGAAGTGCAAGGTGGCGATGTTGTGTTAATAAAGGATGGTGTGTTTCATAGAGTACACAATACCAGTAACACAAAACTTTATTTTGTCTGTGTTTTTGATGGAAAAAGGAATCATTAAATGAAAAAACTATTATTAGCAATGTTGTTTGTGCCTGTCGTTGCACAGGCAGAAATCTATGAAGCACGAGTATTAAACGTTAAGCCTATATATGGTGTACGCGAAGTCAATATCCCAATGGAAGTCTGTGAGCCAGTGCAGGTAGAACGTCAGAGTACTAATACCGCTGGTACTGTGTTGGGTGCTATTGCAGGTGCTGCTATCGGCAATCAATTTGGTAAAGGCAGCGGTAAGGATGTGGCCACTGTGGTAGGCGGTGTTGTAGGTGCACAGATTGGTGGACAAGGTGGCAGAACTGAAACTATAACAGAAAACCGTTGTAGAACTGTTAACAGAACCTATCGCGAACAGGACAGACTGCAGGGATTTGATGTCAGTTATGAATTTATGAATCGCAGATATACAACCAGAATGAACAGTCATCCAGGCCAGACTGTTAGAATCGACGTATACCATACTGTAGCGGAATGACCGAACAAGAAGAAATATTGTGCATACTACAGGAAGAGTGTGCAGAAGTAAGCCAAGTTGTCTGTAAAATTAGACGTTTTGGCATTGACGAAATCAATTATCACTCAAACAAAAGCCAGCAAGAAACACTAGAAGATGAAATTGGCGATTTATTATGCTTGATTGATATTGCAATAGAGCGTAAAATGTTAAACTTAGATAGGCTACATCAAGCAAAAGCAAATAAAAGAGAAAAATTAAAAACTTGGAGTAATATCCAATTTACATTGAATCCGGAAGATTAACTATGTTTGGCACTAACGAAATTATTGGCAAAAAGTATTTTAAAGATGCACCTGAGCGCAGTCTATTTGTAACCAGTATGTTCTTTACACTACAAGGAGAAGGACCCTACGCTGGTATGCCTGCGTTGTTTATCCGTTTGACCAAGTGTAACTTGGATTGCAGTTTTTGCGACACTTTCTTTGATGACGGTGAATGGATGACGTTTGCAGAATTGGAACGCAAAGCACACGAAACTATTACAGGCTTTTGGCTAGACAAAGGCAAGTCGGTTCCAGAGTGGGCAGTACCTGCAGTTGACAACGGTGATCCAAGAGACAGCCAACAGTATCCTAACATTGTGTTGGTAATGACTGGTGGTGAACCTTTGCTACAGGAAAACATTACAGAATGGATGCAGGAACAGTTAGCAAATTACAAAGCAGTTCAGGTTGAAAGCAACGGTGTGCCAGAGACAGAAGTGCCCGAAGGCGTGACCCTAGTATGTAGTCCCAAGTGCATTGAAAAGAATGGGCGTGCTATCAAGTATCTTGCACCAAGTAAGACTATCTTAGAACGTGCAGACTGTTTGAAGTTTGTGGTCAGTGCAGACCCAGAGTCGCCATACAGCACAGTTCCAGACTGGGCCATTGAGTGGAAGGCAAACAATCCCAACAAAGAAGTCTACTGTAGTCCTATGAATATCTACAACAGTTTTCCACAACGGATTAAATTACTACGTGCGGAAAAAGGCACAATCACAATGGCAGAGCGTAGTACTGTTGATGAAGTTATTAGTTTCTGGGAACCTGGACTGCTTAACTTAGCAGACAATCAACGCAATCACGAATACGTGGGTCAGTTCTGTATTGAGAACGGATTTAAACTTAACTTACAACAACACTTGTACGCAAGTTTGGCATAATGATTAAAAGTTTTTGGAAAACATGGCAGTATGCTATTGGTTCGTTTGATGACGAAACTACTCGACCTTATGACACAAGAGTTGCTGTAATTAGAACCTTTTGGGTTGTGCTACACATCACAACCTGCGTATTCATTATAGTGGGCAACGGCAGAACGCTGGGCTTTTGGTGATGATGGGTACCAGTTACGTAGGCAACAAATTACGAGGTTTGTCAATCAATGGCGACTTTGGTCTACAACATGTACAAAATTGGCGTCTTCTGCGTACTTGGTTGCCACGTAAATGCTTTTTAAGTGACAAACAACTTTGGTTACGCAAGGCCTACGTGGGTTATCATATTATTACTGGACCTGGGGAACCTGTTATCAACTATTACTGGCTATCACCAGAAGAATTTGTTGTTTGGCAATTAAAGCAATGACAGTATCAGATACTGCGGTAATAGACTTTCCAAAAGCCAACTACGGTCAGTATAACTACAGATATCGAGCGTCAGAAAAAGCAATAGAAATAGTTCATTGGTTACAGGCGCAGGGACTAACTGCTAACACAGACTTTACTTGGTATTTTGACATCAGTACTGAACGGATATTGATTCATTTTGCTCGGGGTTTTGAGCAATATGTGAGTTATACTGCTCTTAAATACAATAATGATAGATAGTGTTCAAAGACGAGCCCATGTTAATCGATATACTGACTCATACACCGAAGTTGTGCGTCAGCAGGAATTACATAGAAAACATGTTCAAGAGCAAGAACAGTTAAAAGCACAAAGACTGCATGTAGAACATTTAGATAAGATAAGAGACCGTGAAACAGAAAAAGGTAGATACGTTGACGTCAAAGTCTAACAGCGCAAAGGGACGAACCAGTTTTGATGCCAATGTTGCGGGCGAACTAATACCGTTTTTTAATCGCAATGTGTCAGAGTATCCCACTGAGGCCGGTGCACCAAAGTTTGAATTAATCGATGTCAAACAGCAAAAAGACATCATGATTAATGTTGCACGTCAACATGCCGAACAAGAATACAATCGCATAATGGATTTGGTTGCAGTACTACAGCGACAGGCCCAAGACATACGACGGCGACTAGATATTACCGACATGGTACATGGTGCTAAATACAGTTTCAAGCCAGTGCATGGGCACACATATTGGTTAGCACACGACACAATGAAACAACAAGTAATATTGGCAATGCATGGTCCAAATGACTGGACTGTGGGCGCACCCAGCTGGTATGAATATATAGCCAAGGTTAAATTCTTAGGTGACTACACTTGGCAAGAAGTTGAAGAGGACAACAATGGGACTGTTTGATAGATTTCGTAAACCTGAGCCTGTAAAGGCACAGCCAGAGCCTAAACAGAAAAAGAAGTCAAAAAAGGACTTAGCCACAGAACGGGGCGAGCCTTATGTGGAAATTATCAGTGTGGACATTGATCCAGACAATATAGGACAGGGTGCGTTTGAATTAGAATGGAATGACATTTTCCTTGCCAAACTTGTACGTGCAGGTTATGAAGGACGTACCGATGAGGACATTGTGGATCGCTGGTTTCAAGATGTTTGCCGTAATGTAGTTCTTGAAACTTATGAGCAGTACGAAGCAAATAATCCTAGGCCTGTCAATGGTGTACAGAAAAAAGACATAGGCGGCGGCAGAACTGAGGTAAGTTAATGCCTAGTGTGTTTGAAAAAAAATTCCAAATGGAATTTAATATTCCTCAAAAAAGTTGTAACACTGTTCAAGAGTATCTAGAAAAAAATGTAGGTCCTAGAACCTATCACTTACACAGTCAAATTGGTGGTAAAAACTGGGCTATAAAAAATAAATTTAGCCTAAATGTTGTTGTTTGTGTTGAAGATCCCGAACTGGCAACATTTATTACGTTAAAATACACATGATACTGTACGTAAACGGCAAGGCGGTAGAACCGAAGTTTCATAATTTATCAAAATACATTGACACATAATGGATAATATGCTATTATTATCCTTATGCGATATCTAATAGTTGACACTGCTAATACATTTTTCCGTGCCCGGCATGCGGCACATAGACAGGCTGATACTTGGGACCGACTGGGTTTTGCCATACACGTTACACTGGGTAGCGTTAACAAAGCCTGGCGAGATCAAAAGGCCAATCACGTAGTTTTTTGTTTAGAAGGGCGTAGTTGGCGCAAAGACTACTACGAACCTTACAAAAAGAACCGTCAGGTTGCTCGTGCTGCCTTAACTGAAGCAGAACAAGAAGAAGATAAACTGTTTTGGGAAACTTTTGACACACTGCAACAGTTCTTGCGTGAACAGACTAACTGTACCGTTCTGCAACACCCTGAACTTGAAGCAGATGATTTGATTGCAGGCTGGATACAAAATCACCCCAATGATGAGCACATTATTGTGTCCTCAGATTCGGACTTTCATCAACTGCTAAATACTAATGTCAAACAATACAATGGCATAGCAGACGAATTGCATACCATAGAGGGAATATTCGATAAACGGGGAAAACTTGTAATAGACAAGAAGACCAAAGAACCTAAAAAAATTCCAGACCCAAGTTGGATCTTATTTGAAAAATGTATGCGCGGTGATCCCACAGATAACATATTCAGTGCCTATCCAGGTGTACGCACCAAAGGTAGCAGGAATAAGGTTGGCTTACAGGAAGCATACGAAGATAGAAGTCACAAAGGCTTTAACTGGAATAACCTAATGCTACAACGTTGGGTTGATCATAATGGTGATGAACATCGTGTATTAGATGACTATGAGCGTAATCGTGTGTTGGTAGACTTAACTGCACAACCGGATGCAGTAAAAGTAAAAATTAATGAAACAATTAAAACAATGGCTGTACCAAAAACTGTAAGTATGGTAGGTGCTAAGTTTCTTAAGTTTTGTGGCAAGTACGAACTTAACAGGTTAAGCGAACATGCTACCAGTTTCAGCGACTTTTTAAGTGCGGAGTATCAATGACATTTAGACAATGGCTTCACGAGATGTGGTTAGAAAACTGCGAAGAGCGTGGTGCTTGGCACATGGACACACATACAGTTCAACAATATTTTCAACAGTACAAATGGTGGTTACGTAGAGAGTATAGATATCAACAAGGACAACAACAATGACAGTGTTTGCAAAACCAGTATTAAAAAATAAATTTTGGATAGTAGAAAACCAAGGCGAAAAAGTTGCCACTATTCAAATGGTGGACGATGGTAGTGTAGTTTATGTAAGTTCGACAGAACGTAAGAAGTACGCCAGCATTAAACTATTGAGTAAAGATTACAACATCGTATTTGACAAAGAAAATAAAAAATCCAAAGACGTAAAAACAGAACATGAACTATACGGGTATCCTGTTAACGGTAAACCGTGGAATAGTTTGTACGATATAAAACATCAATTTCCAATTTATACCAAGACCAGCAAAAGTAAAAGTTACTATTGTGCAGGTCATTATATTATTAAATTTAATAATGGCTGGGTCAAAAGTTTTTGTCCTAAGTTTATTACACTTAATAGGTATGAGTATCAAGGACCTTTTAAAACAAAACTGGAAATGCAGGAACAGTTAAGGTTAGCAAATGGAAAGTAACTTGCCATTACACATTAAAAAGTTTAACGACAAAGTTAAACTGATGAACCAAACTAACAAACAAAATTTAACATTGAATGCCAATGAAGCACGTAGTTTGCATAATGAAATTTACGAACTACTTGCTTATTGCACCAAACTAAGCAAAACTGTAATGGATAGTGGAGAAACTAGTACCAATGTGCGTATGGACGGTGGCAATTGGTAAAAACTACGCACATTTAAAGATAAATAATATACTAGAGAACTTCAATGAGTAGACCCAAACCTAATGTACTAATCGAGTATGTCAACAAACAAAACTATAAAACTGAGCAAGTACTCAGTAGTGAAGGTATTTGGGCTGTGTTTTACGAAAACAAACCTATTAATTTAAAGTCCGGTAACATGCTGGTCAGTTATCCAGGTCCTAAGTATAAAAAGACTTCTTTTAGTAATCCCGGACACGCAATCAACTTGGCTAAAAAATTGAACACGCTTTTTAAAACTGACCAATTCACTGTGGTGCTTTTAAAAAGTGGTGACCAAATCTTCCCCTAAAAGGTATACACAAAGACAGTTAACCGAAGTGTTTCTAGCTTCGTCGAATATACCTGTTCAACAACTAAGCACATGGCAACGCCGTATCTGGTTTAATCCTGTAGATAATGAAAGTCTCAGATTAAACTTAGTAGGTTATCAATTTTTAATGGACAATGTTAAACTAAAAGGTTACGAGTATAAATTAAAATCGCCGTTGTCCAGTAAAAACCTCATTCAACTTGAACGATACTTTCAAGGTCCTTACTACTTGTTTCAAAATAAAAAAATAATTGTGTTTGACGAAACAGAAGCAAGTATGTTATCATTAATGGACGGCGATCTAAGAAGTTATTTGGAAAACTTAGAAATCAATACATGAAAAAAATTATTACCAGTTTACTGTTTTGTAGCATTGGTGCCTATTTTAGCATCGGCGCAGCTATATTTTACAAAATTGGCTCGTTGTCTAAAATGGGCCCAGGATTTTTTCCGTTGGCTTTGGGATTATTTTTAATATTATTAGGGGTACTTAACGGAGTCAAGAAATGATAGACAATCTTTTGCTCGGATTTCAAACAGTATTTGAAATTAATAATTTATTGTTTCTAATTGCAGGTTGTTTGTTAGGCACTGCTATTGGTATTCTACCGGGTATCGGTACTGTAATTTGTTTAAGTATTCTTTTACCCTTTACCTACGGTTTTGATCCTATTACTAGTATTATTCTTATGGCAGGAATCTACTATGGAGCACAATATGGAGGATCCAATACTAGTATCTTGCTTAATGTGCCAGGAGAACCCAGTACAGTAATGACTTGTATAGATGGGTATCCAATGGCACAACAAGGCAGGGCCAGCGAAGCAATTATCTCAGCAGGCATAGGCAGTTTTGTTGCTGGTATCTTTGCAGTATTTGCCATTGCCTTTGCCGCTCCAGCACTAAGTGACATTGCTTTTGAGTTCGGACCAACAGAGTTTGCCAGTTTAATGTTATTGGGTATAATAAGCATTAGTGTAATTACTAGTGAAAACCTTGTGACAGGTTTGGGCATGGCCTGTATTGGCATGCTATTAGGAACTGTTGGCACAGACATAAATTCTGCCACAGAAAGATTCACACTTAATCAACTTGAACTAGTAGATGGCATTACTGTTGGAGCGTTAGTTATTGGTGTGTTAGGATTGCCGGCCTTAGTAACGCATTTATTAGACAAAAACTTAGAAAATAAACCCATGGAGTTTAAACTCAGATTTAGTTTCCAGGATTTAAAACGAGTTATCCCTAGTATACTAAGAGGTACAGGAGTAGGAACAGTAATGGGTGTGATTCCGGGTGGTGGTGCAGTTATGAGTGCTTTCGCCGCTTATGTAGTAGAGAAAAAAGTAAGTAAAAACAAACAAGATTTTGGAAAGGGCGCAATAGAAGGAGTTGCGGCCCCGGAAAGTGCCAATAATGCTGCTAGTCAAACAAGCCTAATTCCATTGCTGACTTTGGGAATTCCTGAAAATCCAGTTATGGCGTTGATACTGTCTTCGCTGATTATAAATGGCGTCCAACCTGGTCCCGGGACCGTTACAGAGTATCCTGAATTATTTTGGGGATTACTAGCAAGTATGCTTCTAGGCAATATGTTTTTGTTATTTCTAAACATACCATTTGTAAAAATGTGGATGAAGATTATAAGTTATCCAAAATCTATTTTATATCCTTTATTAATTTCCATAGCATTAGTTGGAGTCTATTTTATCAAAGAGAGTTGGTTTGATGTAGGCACTGCTATATTTTTTACTTTGTTGGGTATTGTTTTTATATTCTGTAAGTTAGAGTCAGCGCCTTTAATCTTTGGATATATTATAGGACCTTTATTTGAAGAAAACCTAAGGCGAACACTAACGATTTCAGATGGCAGTTTTATGAAATTTTTAGAAAGCAATATAAGTTTGTTCTTTTTGTCAATTAGTGTAATCTTTATACTTTGGAGTTTTGTCAGAAAATTTAATTACTTACATCGACAGTTGACTAAATAATTCTAGCAACGCCACAATGATGTGACGTCGGAACAATCAATCGACGCTTAGAGTAGCAAAACTCTTTTACTGTTGTGTTACAACAGAACGCCGTCCGTAAGCGAATTCTCGCAAGCATTAAACCAAAACTATTGACAATGTTTTATACAAAAAAGTATAATTTGTCTATGACTTTATTACGGAGAAATTAATGAAATTTAAATCAATCTTATTAACAGGTGCGCTAACACTTGGCACTATTAATTTTTCTTACGCACAACAACTTGAAGCCTTCCTCACACACGGTGGTGGACTTCTAGATCGAATCTGTCGAAAAATGTTTAGTGAGTATGAACAAAAATTCAACGAAACAGTTAAAATCAATGTTAAAACCGGTGCTGATGGAATTTTGGCTGCTAGGGAAATGAGCAATAACTCTAGTAAAACTAAAGTTCTTTGCCATGGTAGTAGTGTATGGGTACAAAATCGTTTTGTACACAAAGACAAAGATATCGGTGTAAGCGACAAATCAATTCTTGTTAAGTACAGCGATGAACCAACACTATGGTATGTACCCAACAGTGTTAAAGGAGTTAATTCCTGGGATACACTGATGTCTTACCTAAGGAGTTTTGACCGGCCAATTAAAGTAGGCGGCTTTACTGGTGTACACCGTGCCCAAATTGCATGGTTGGCAAAAGAATACAATTTGAACTTAGTTGTTGTTCCTTTCAAGAAAGGCCCAGAAATTTTGCCAGCACTTTCAAAAGGTGATTTGGACTTGGCGCTAGATCCAGGCGTAGGTTACAAAGCAGCCAAAGCAGGCAAATTTCAAATTGTAGGCTACAACATGATCAAGCAAAACAGCATTCTTAAAGATAAGCCAAACTTTGATTCAGTTAATCAAAATATGAAAACATTTGGTCTATGGCTAGGACTTACTGTGAATGCAGATATGGATCCTGCTTACAAAGCCAAACTAGCAGATCGTATGAAATCTATTATTACCACTGATAGTTTCAAAGAATTTGCAGAGGTTGCTTTTGCTCCTGTAGATTGGACTCCAGGTGCAGATGCAGAAGTGTTTATTAACAAGCAAATCAAAGATACCGAAAAACTATTGAAGTAAAGAGGTAAAACATGCTTTATTCTCCTTCCTCAATGAGACTAGGCTACTATCAAGTCGGCGACAAAATTCATTTGAATAAGGTTGCTGCCTTAATAGATGGTACAGAAAGAAACATACACCCTGAATGGGTCTTCAACAATGATGTTTTCGATAAATTTTCTTGGTCTGAAGAGCCAGAGGAGAGTCTCAGTGAATTGTATTCGCAAAGAGCAAAGGAGATAAGGCAAACTTACGATTATGTAATACTTGCTTTTAGTGGTGGTTCTGACAGTCACAATATACTAAATGCATTTATAAAAAATAATCTGAAAATCGACGAAATCGTAGTCTCATGGGCAGTAAAACTTTCAGAAGTACGAGGTACTGATCCATGGGACTATAAAGATGTCAATCAATTGTCTGAATGGGAATTAACTGTAAAACCCAAACTACAGTGGATGAGACAAAATCATCCCGAAACTAAAATTACTGTTTATGATTGGACTGATGGATACAGCAATTATAAAATAGATGATGATTTTAGTTTGCATAGAGGAACAAACCTAGCGTATTTTGCTGACAAAAGATGGAGTATAGATAATATATCTTCAATCGAAAAACGTATCAGTACAATGCAAAATAGTATTATCATCTGGGGTATATGTAAACCAAGAGTATGTTTACAGGACAATACTTACAAATTGTATTTCTTAGATCAAGTTGGTTTTGCAACAACTTCGGAACTTAACAATGAAAGAACAGAATATTTTTATTGGCATCCCAGTAGTGCAAGAATGATTGCAAAGCAGTGCCATTTAATTGTAAGGTTTTTTGAAGAAAATCCAATGTTCAAACAATTTATACGGTGGCCGCAAACACCAAGAGCCAGGGAGTTCTACGAAAATTGTATTAGAGCAATAATTTATCCAGAAGTAGATCTTAACTTTTTCCAAGGATCTAAATGGAGCAATTTTAATTTTGCGTGGGATCTAGCGCTCATGGATCTTGATCCAGCAATGAATGACAAACTTAATTATCATTTCTTTGAAACAATGCAAGGGTTGCATTCTGTAATTGAAAACAAATATTTTCAAACAGTAGCAGAAGGGGAAAAACTGACAGGATTTATCGCAGGAATGTACCCTATCGCAAAAGAATCAATAACATCCTAAAAAAATAATACTTTAGTAGTACTTGCAGAATATTCCGTTTTTTGCTACAATTATGGCATCAGTTAAGAAAAGGAGT